GTCGCGGTCGTGGTCGCGGTCGTGGTCGGGATCGTGGTCGCGGTCGTGGTCGTGGTCGGGATCGTTGTCGGGATCGCGGTCGCGGTCGGGATCGTTGTCGGGATCGCTGCCGTAATATGAGCACACCATTCCCATTCCACGAAAAAGACATCGCGCGTGACTTCGGGATTTCACCGGCGGCAATGAAAACGTACCGCGGAACCAAGGGCGTTGATTGGTCGTTCGGGCCCCATTGCGCCGTCCTTTGGTCCGCCGACGCTCGCGAAAAGTTGCGGCACGACCTTCAGCCAACGGCCGTGGAAAATCAGCCCGCCGGCAAAAAAACCGCGGCGGTTGCCACCGACCCCACCGAAACGCTCACCGTGTCGCCAAAGCGAGTGCCAAATCCGCGCATGGTGCTGGCTACCCGGGCATGTGGCGAGTTGGTCAAGGTCATGCTGGGCGGACAAGCGGAATTGTTTTGGCACCCGATGAAGTTGCTGGCGACGCCTGGCGAAAACCACTTGTGGCACTGGATTGGCAACCCAGCCAACCCCAAGGCAGGACGGCGGTTGCCACGAAAAAAGGGGGTCTGGTGAATTCCAAAAACTTACCCACCCGGATGATCCGGACCATCGTCACACTCTATTCTCAAGGGGACAGCATTGGCACCGTGCACAAAAAAACCGGCGCCGGCATACACACGGTCAAAAAATATCTCAAGGAAGCCGGCGTGCCAATCCGCACCGAGTTCCGGAAAAAATACAGCCCTCAAATTTTGGAGGATTACAAAGCCGGCGCGAGCACCGAAGCGATCCGCCGCCGGTATGGCATTTCGCGACCCACCTTATACAAGTTGGCCCAGGACGCCGGAGTTCCGCTCCACAAGCCTCAGGTGAAACGTCACATTTTGGACCATCTGCTTTTGCCGGTGCCTGAGCGCCTTTTGCAGATCCTGCCAAACATCCGCGAGTTGCCCCGCATGCACCAACTCCAGTTGGTCCAGTTCTTTAATTCCGGCACCAGCGAAGCCGCCCTCCGTACCCTTTACCATTCACACCTGTCGTTCTCATGACCGATCGCAAAAAAGCCAAAGGGGACCAATGGATGCCCCTGTACGTGGCCGATTACCTGGCCGACACCACCCATTTAGAGGGACACGAGCACGGGGCCTATCTGCTGTTGCTCATGGCCTACTGGCGCAATGGAGGGCCGTTGCCGGCCGACGAAAACCGATTGCGCGTCATTGCCCGCACATCGCCAGCGGCGTGGAAAGCCATGAGGGATACGTTGGCCGCATTCTTTGAGGTGACCGCCACCCACTGGATCAATCGCCGAGCGGACAAGGAGCTGGCCCTGATGCGGCAGAACGTAGCCGCCAAATCCAACGCGGGAAAACTTGCCAACCAGGCTCGGTGGGGACGTGGACGGGATTCACAAAACGATGCGTCTGCGATCACAGACGGATCACAGACGGATCACAGACGGATCACAGACGGACCTGTTTTGCGATCCCGAACGGATCCACCATCACCGTCACCATCACCTATAGAGCAGTTTACATCCTGTCCTATTCCAGTGTCTCCGGGTCACGGGGACCCGGAAACGACAGGACAACAGCCGCCAGCGCAGCGTTCGTCGAACCACCCGGACAAAGCCGTGGCGTTGACGTGGGCCCGGTCTCAAAACGCCGGATACCCGGAGCGGTTGCTCGAGATGGTTTGGAATTCGTTTGAGTCCGAGGCGGTCGACGGAAATTGGATTTACGTGGACGGCGGAGGTCGGCAACGGCAGGTCGGAAACTGGCAGGCGGCCTTTGCGCTGAGGCTGGCCCGCATGGGCGAATCGGCCACGCGTCGGCAGAAATCCAACCCGCACACCTTGACCGGTGTCAGTGCCGCCTTTGCGTCGGAAAACACCACGAAAATCATGAAGCCCGTTGAGGTATGAGCGATTCCAAAGCCCCATCCGAACCCGTGGAAGAAGCCGAGTTTTTGGACCGGTTGTTGAAGGACCGGCCGATGACGTTCTCCGATCCGAAAACGATCGCCGACCGCGAGGCGGAGCAGCATCGGCTGCGCGTCGTGCAGTTGCGCCGCGAGGCTGGTTTGCCCGACCGGGCCAATCGCTTCCTGCGAGACAGCGGGGATCGGTGGTTGCAACACGAAAAGACGGCCAACACCCGCAAGGTGTTGGCGGGTTTGTTGACCCGCTTGGGCGGCGCCACGGCGGTGGTGTACGGCCCGCAAGGCACCGGAAAAACCGTGTTGGCCGTGGATTTGATTCGCACGGCCACCGACGCGGAACGCCATTGCCAATTCACGACTGCCGTCGAGATGATTGCGGAATTGTCGGACGCGAAAATTGCCGGGCGATTGGCTGCGGAAATGAGGAGATGGGTGGGTGTGGACGTGCTGGTCGTGGACCAGTTTGACAAAATGGCCCGGGCGGATTGGGAGGTGCGATTGATCTTCGACGTGCTGGATCGGCGGCACAATACCGAGCGGGTGACCGTGCTTGTCCTGAACGGCGACCATGCTTCCGTGGCGAGTTTGTTGGGCGACAGCCTGGTGGAGCGTTGCACCGAAGCGGGGGCGGCGCTGTGTTGTGGATGGGCCAGTTTCCGGGGATGATATGCCGCACACCACCGACATCGACCGTCTCCCGCCGCACAGCATCGAAGCCGAGAAAGGCGTGCTGGGGTGCGTGCTCCTGGCCGGAGCCGAGGCCAAGGGCGCGGACATCGTGGACCAATGCCAGGAGCGAATCCGTGGCGAGTTGGATTTCTTCGAACGCCGCCACCAAATCCTTTGGTCCGTCATGGTGGGCTTGCACGTCGACGGCAAGGGATTGGATGCGATCGCCATTTCGGACCGGTTGCGCGAGCGGGATGTGTTGGGAGAGATCGGCGGCATGGCGTACCTGGCCGAGCTGCAAGATGCCACGCCATCCTCGGCCAACCTGCCGCATTATCTGGGCATCGTTTCCGAACGGGCAACGCAACGAAGGTTGATTGCCGCGGCGTCTCATGTGGTGACGTTGGTGCATCAGGCGCAAGCCCCCGTCACCGACCAAGTGGCGGCCGCACAACAAGCGATTTTGGAGGTGTCCGAATCCGGTCATGAGCGCCGAATTGTCGGATCGAAAGAAGCGGCCAAGGAAGCGGTGACCACGATTGAACGGTTGTGGACGCATCGGGGAAAGGGCCTCCAAGACGGGCTGACCACGGGGCTGTCATTCCTCGACAAGCGCCTCGGTGGCATCGGGGCCGGGCAGGTCTTTTATGTCGGCGCGCCACAGAGCACCGGGAAAACCTCCCTGCTGTTGACCATGATGCGACACATGACGGTGACGTGCAGCATTCCCATCGGGTTCATGTCGGTCGAGTCAAGGCTGAGCGAGGTCTACATGCGGATGCTCTGCAACATGGCCCGCGTGAATTGGGCGCAGGCCCGCAGCGGGTTCATCAGCGAGGCGGACGTGCGGGCGTTTCAGGCGCATCTGCCGGCGTTGTCCAAGGCGCCGTGGCACATCGTGGACCAAGGCGCGTTGACGCCCACGCAGCTGCGCCGGTACGCGCGCCGGCTGGTGAAGCAGCACGGGTGCAAGGCAATCTTCATCGATCACTTCCACCGAATGAGTGATCCGGAAGCGCGAGACCCAAGGATGGAGGCGAACAGCATCGTGCGCGGGATACGGTGGGTGGCCTCGGAGTTGGAAGTGCCGGTGATCGTGGCCGCGCAGGTGAGTCGCGAGGCGAAGAAGGAAGCGGCGTCGCGGGGCAGCCGGAAACCGCAGGCCACGGACATCCGGGAGAGTGCGGCGATTGAGGAGGACGCCGACATCATGGGCATTTTGGCCAAGGATTTTCCGAACACTCAGGAGGACGATTATCGCCAATCCGGTTTCGACCCGGACGGCGACAATTGGCCGATGAATCTGGAGATCGTGAAGCAACGCAACGGGCCCACGGGTCCGGTGGAGCTGACTTTTCAACGGCCGTTTTTCCGGTACGAGGATCGCCACTTGGGGACGGGATCCGTGGAAGGCGGCGAGCGGAAGAAGGCGCGGTTGGCGCAGGAGACGGAACAGGATTTGGTCGATGTCGGTTGACAACAAACACACTTATGAGCACCACCACACCGGAGCCACCGACAGGGCAGCAAACTTTTGCGGACCAGATCAAGCTGGCGGCCAAGGCGCGCCGGTACACGAAGAAGCAATTGGTTTCCGAGCTGCTGGAATCGGATTGCATTATCCGAGCGGACGCACGGAAGATCCGCGATTTGGGCGACCAAGTTATGGCATTGCTGAAATTGGTGGCCGACATCCGCTCGGCGGTGGGTGATCCCCACGGGAAACTCATGCAAACCGAGTTGTTGGAAAAGATTCGCAACCTTGGTTTGGGAAAAACGCAAACACAATGAATGAAGTTGTTCAACGCTGGGCAAATGTGCCGGAGAACCCCATGCCGTTGCGGCGGCGGCGGGCGTTGGATCGGGGCCACGTGGGGCCAGTGCTGGCGTTTGTGGAGCGACAAAAGGGATTCAGCGCGAGCGTGGGTCCGTGGTTGTCGGAGCGGGCGCTGGGTTATCAGAACGCCCTGAACATTTCCGAGCGGGAGGCAAATGGGGAAGCGGCCATCGACCTCATCGCCTGGCAACGGCGCCAACCGGACCCGCGGCAAAATGCGGAATTCATTTTTGGACACGAACGGTATCACGCGGCCCAATGACCCCCGCCCTCTTCGCCGACGAACCCCAGCACGCGCTGGTTCCGCTACCCAGCGAACAGCAATGCCGCGCAATCATTGCAAAGCATGGTCTGGAGCGGGGGACGGAGGTGCTGCGCGGGTTGCTGGCGCGCCGGCGGCAGATCATCACGTTGGCGGAGACGGATCCCCTGCACCACGCGCCGCGGCCGCCGTGGTGGCGGTTGGTTGACCGTTGCACCCGCCGCACGGAATCGCCGGCGGATCGAATCAAGTTGATGGTGCTATTGGGTGGCAACCGCTCAGGCAAGACCCGACGGTGCGCGCATGGGATCGTGAAAGCGGCGTTGGGTGCCCTGCCCTGCGCCGATGGCAACAACTTCCTAGTTGGGTCCCAGAATCTCGAAAGTTCCATTGCCGTGGCCCAGCGGGCGGTGTGGCATTACTTGCCGCCAAATATCAAAGCCTTGAACGGTACGCGGGACAAAGCGCGTGGGTATTTCGTGAATTATTCGCCCAAAGAGGGTTTCAGCGAGCGGGTGCTCGTCCTGCCTGGAAATGAATCCCGGATCCGGTTTGAGACGTTCAACAATGATCCGGCGGACTATGAGGGTTGGGAATTTGGATGCCGGGCCAAATACGATGTCGCTTGGTGGTTCGATGAAGACGCGCCGTGGCCTTGGATCGATATGGCCATGCGCCGCGGTCGGTTCCGTCCCGGGTATGGCATGTGGTCGTTCACACCCATCAACGGCATCACGCCGGCAATTCGCGAAATTGCCAGCGCCGGCAAAGTGGTCATCCAGCGGCGGGCCGCGTTGTTGCCGAGGAACCGGGTGGTGGTGGAAGGTTGCAAGCCGGGCCATGTGCCATTGTTGGCGGAAGGCAAGGTGCCCAATTCCAAGGTCATCTATGTCCATTCCGATCTAAGCCCGTTTGGATCGGGCACGGAAACTTATGCGGAGAGCGTCCGAAAGGTGGTCGCCGGTAAACCTGAGGCGACCATCCTGCGGATCTACTACGGCTACGCCAAGGACGTTGGCGGCATCGCTTATCCCAAATTCTCCCGCAACGTCCACGTGATCCCGCAACGTCGTTTGCCGGCGGTGGGGACCAACTATCATTTCATCGACCCCGCGGGCGGGCGGATGTGGGCGCAAATCTACGTCCGAGTTGCCCCGGGAAATCCCCGGCGCATTTACATTTTCCGCGACTGGCCGGACAATGCGAGCTACGGCGCGTGGGCGGTGCCGACCACCAAACAGGTAAGCGACAGCAGCCGGGAGGGTTGGGACGGGGATCCGGGGCCGGCGCAGAAATCGCAAGGTTGGGGCACGACGCGGTACAAGCAGGAAATCCTGCGGAGCGAACGCATCCCAATGACCCAGCTGGCCAGCGGGGAGTGGTCGCACGCGGACCCGCAACTGCGATTGTTGTGCGATCAGGCGATGACCGCGGCGAAGAAGCACAAAGTGAACGACCGGTGGACGCCCGAGGACGTGGCCGAAGTGCGGGCGAATACCGTCGTGCGGTTGCCCGTGTTCTGCCGGTACGTGGATCCGCGGGCGGCGGCCAATCCTCAAGCGGGCGAGGACGGCGGCACCAACCTGGTGGAACTGTTCGGAATGGAAGATCGCACCCGCAACGAAGTGGTGCCGGGGATGGAGTTGACCCCGTGCTATTCCGGCCGGGGCATCGATGACGGCAAATCACACGTGGCCGAATTGTTGGATTACGACGAGACTGCGCCGTTGGTCCCGTTAATCAACGAGCCGATTTTGTATGTGACCGAAGAATGTGAACAAGTGATCTGGACTCTGGAGAATTACACGGGCCGCGCGGGCGAGAAAGGCGCGTGCAAGGATTTTGCCGACCTTGTCCGTTACGTGGCCCAATGTGAAGATTTGATTTACGTTTCGAAACAGATGTTGATTTCCAAACCCGGGTTTGCCTATTGATATGCTGACTCAAGAAGAGTTTAAGAGGTTGACGCTTTTAATCACCGCCAAGCAATTTGCCATGTGGTCCGGATTAAGGCCGCGCACGATTCGCGACCTGGCACAATCGGGCGTCATCCATCGGTTGCCTTTGGGCGGCGGCAAGCACCGGTACTACAAGACGGATCTGGCCAAACTTTGCAAATTCGAACTGTAACAACAACAGTGACATGAACACGACCGATCAAACAGACTACGCGTTGGATGCCAAGCGTCCCCGCATTGCCTCGCTCAATCAGGAATACATCATGTGCCTTCCGGGCTCAGGCCTCGGCGGGGTGTATGGTGGAGCGGGACGGACCGCGCAGGCGTTGGCCACCCGATACGCGGAATGGGAAGGCCAATCCGCCGATCTCAAGAAACATTCAACCAACGGAGTCAAAGCCAAGCCGTGGGAGAATGCGTCCGATCAACGCGTGTTTCTTGCCGATGCTCTGATCGACACCGTGGTGGACACTCTGACCGTGGCGTTTTGGCGCGAAATGATCCAGGCCAGCGCGGTCAACGTGGATGCGTCAGCGGAGTCCGGTGTGGCTCGGACCGTGCTCCGGTATTTGATGCAGAACAAAATGGCCATGGATTTGTCCAGGGAGGTCGAATTGTCGGCCCAATATACCCACACGTTTGGCCACAGTTTGATTCACGTCACCTGGGACCGGGAGATCGGGTTGCGCAAACGGGAAGTGACCTTGGAGGACGTCAGGAACTTCTCCGAAGACATCTACTATGCGGTCAACGATCCAACGCGGGAGGAAGAAGCGATGGTTGGCCTGGGCAATTTGTACGAGGCCTACCTGGCCGTGGAGGTCGCTCAATTGCAAAGGGACGAGGCACCGGAGGTTGCGTCTCGGGATTTGCGTCGTTACGTCCGCGAGTTGCGCACCGAGGGTTGCACCAAAGTGTCGTTGCCCTATTTGGCGAAGAACCAGCCCAATATCCGGGCCTTGCGGCCGGGATTGGATTGTTTCATGCCCGAGGACAACGGGGACGTGCAAAGGGTGCCGGTGTTTGTGCGCGAGTTGTTGCGAGTGGATGAAGTGATGGCCCGGGTGCGATCGCGGGGATGGAACCGGGAATGGGCCGAAGAGGCAATCAAGACCAAGGGGCAAAGCATGGTTTACGATGGCACCAAGTGGGTGTCGCAATCGTCCATCTGGGTCCAGGCCCAATACGTTGAAGTGGTGACGGCGTACACCCGGCGCATCGACGACGACGATATTCCCGGGGTGTATGTGACCATTTACTGCCCCGCTGTGCAGCGCGGAGAACAGGGCGATGATCTGGTGGCGGCGCACGGACTTCTGGATTTTGAACACGGTTTGAAACCGGTCATTCCGCTGACGACAGAATGGGTGGCACGGTCCATCACCATGGCCCGCGGCATTCCGGAGCGGGCAGCGCCGGCGCAACGCTTGATGAAGGTGGAGCAAGACAGCTTGATCGATCGGGCATCTATCACCACGTTGCCGCCCCGGCTGGTTCCGTTAAGCCAGGCGGCCGACGACGATTTGTTTGGGCCGGCCGCAGTCATTCCCACGCAGACTGGCAAGGAACCCAAATTCATGCAGCTGCCCCAATACGATGGTGTCAGTGAGAAGGTCGTCGCCCAAACCCGGCAGGATGTGGCCATCCAATTCGGACACGTCACCGACGGCGCTGGCCCGGGGCCGAACGCACCCAATTTGAGAAGCCAACGGCATCTGAATACGTTTCTGCACGCTTGGACCGAGGTGTTCACTCAGGTCTGGCAATTGTGCCAGCAATACATCAGCGATGGCGAATTCATGAAGATCGTCGGCGTGCCCAAGCCGGACAGCCGCGAAATCGCCGGGCGTTATGGCGTCATGTTGGCCATGGATGTCCGACAACTAGATGCGGAATACTCGTTGAAAGAGTTGGAAGCCATTTCGCAGCATGTGGTGCCTGAAGATGCGGGCGGCATGATTGACCGTGGCGCATTGATTCAAATGAAACTGGCCGCGCTCAATCCGTTGCTGGCTTCGCGGCTGGTCCAGACCAAGCAAGGTGCATCCCAGAAAGTGTACGAGGGCGTGGCCGCCGAGATTGCGAGCATGTTCCTGGGCAATCCGCCCAAGCCCGTTGAGAACGATCCCACGGCGGAAATGCAATTGCAATTTGCCCAGCAGATTGTGCAGGCCAATCCGAAATACCAGGAAGCGTTGGTGTCTGACAAACGGTTTTCCGCATTGGCCAAGGCGTGGACGGCCAACCGCATGCAATCGGTGGCGCAGCAAAAGAACAAGATGGTGGGCCGGCTGGGAGTGTCGCCCGATCAATTGCAAGGAGCCGCGACGTGAAGGAGATCGAAATCAAGCAAGCGTTGTCCTGCATTGGGCCGACCGATCCGGTGGCCCGGGCCATCACGGCGTTGATTGCCAAAATGCAATATGAGTCCCTCGATCGAGTTGCGGCGCCTCCGGTTGCGGTCACGGATCGCGATCGCGAATTTCACGCGGGCAGCCTGGCGGCTTTGCGGGAGTTGCGTGACCGTTTGGCCCACTACTGGGCGCCCACCATGGACCCGCCAGCTGTCCCGGCTGATGGCGTCGGGTAATCAATAAGAGGTCATTTAGGTGCGAATAAGGGCGGATGAGAATCCGCCCTTTTGCTTTTCTGCTATGAGCGGCGATAACGCCCGCGACTCCGAGAGGAATCCACGGTCTGGTGTCCGTGGTGTGTTTGGGACGGCCGCTGCCTCCGGGCAGCGGCCAAACCCGACCGCAAAACGCCTGACACTTGGCCAAGCCATGAGCAAAACGTCCGGGACCGCCACGGCAGGGTCCCCAACCCCGCAAGGGTCTGCCGCGAAGTCGGGACAACCGACACCAACAGCACAAGCAGGAGCAACCGAACTGGATGTCGTCAACGGCATCCTGGGTGAGTTGCAAGGCAAATCGCCCGACTCATTGGAGTCCGGGAATGACGATGAGCCTGCAGAAGTTCTTTCGACAGACGAAGAGGAAGGGGATTCTCCTGGTGCCTCATCCGAGGATGCCAAAGAGGAAACTGCCGAGACTGGCCAGAATGCCGAGGACGAAACATCCGAAGCATCTCCAGACGAGGGCAAGCCGCAGGTGGTCCCGCTGAAGCGTCTCAACAAGGAAGTCGGTCGCCGAAAGGCGCTGGAATCTGAATTGTCGACGTTGAAAGCGGAAATCGAGAAATTGAAATCCGGAAATGGAGACGACGATCGGTCCGATGCGATCGAGCCGTGGTCGCCGTTGAAACAGGACAAAGAATTCTCGAAAGCACAGGCAACCATCCGATCAAGCGAAGCGGAAATTGCAGCGGCAAATCAACTTCTGGATGCGTTGGAGGACGATCCGGACGGCGTGGCTGCCAAATTGCGGCGTTTCGGCGCCCAATTGGGTGACCAACCGTCCGAGCGTCAAATGGCCTCGATTCTCAACGGGATTGTGCGCCGACAAACGACCGCGTTGGCCGAAGCCAAGGCGGAAGTGAAATCCAAACAATCCGCGGCGAAAGCGGCTCAAGAGCAAATGCGCCAACAGTTCGACGCGCTGTCCCGTCAGGAATATGCCTGGCTGGAAGACGACGACGATCCGCGGGCACAATTGCTGTCCAACATGGAGCAACACAATCCCTGGGTGTCGCAAATGCCCAGTGGTCGTTTTGCCCTGGCCGCCACCGCCGAGAAGTTGCACGCCATTCGTTTGCGGGCCGCCAAGACAGCCGCCGCCAAGGATTCCAAGCCGGGGGCCGGTGTGCCTCGGGTGCGGCCGGGCGGTTCGGGTGGTGGCGGTGGCCGCGCAGTTTCCGGTGATCCGAAGCAAGCTGCGGAACAGAGGTTCCGGGAGAATCCCACTGAATCGTCGTTGGTCGATGCAATTGCGGCCGAGCTGTAGCGCGGCTGCGCATTTGACACGATATGGCTGGATTGATTGTTACCCAGGTCGCTGCCTCCGGGGGCATGCAGCGCACGCTGATGGATCGGGTTACGTTAGTGACCCAAAAGACGACCCCGTTCCTGGCAATGTTGCCCAAGGGCACGCAGAACGCCCGCGGTCTCCAGGATGAATGGCCTCTGGACGACGAAGACGACGCCCAGGATTCCGCCCAGGTGGATGCCGCCGATGCGGGAAATTCCAGCTCCGGACAGGAGAAGTACGGCATCATGACCAATCGCGTGCAATGGAACCGCCGCGTGGCCGAGGTGTCCACACTGTCCGGTTTCCAAAATCAGGCCGGTATCGGCACGTCCGCCAAAGAGAAAATGGCTTATGCCATCGCCAAGAAACTCAAAGGTTTGGCCAAGGACATCGAAGCCACTTTGAGTTCCGAACGCGAGGCGGTTGCGGGTGCGGTCGACACGGCCAACAAAACCCGCGGCGCGGCCAAGTTCCTCACGACTGGACAATCCGGCGCTTTTGCGGTGCCGACCCAATTCCAGATCGGCAGCGGCCAGATTTACTCCGGGACGCTGGCGGCTTTTGACGAGGTCGCGTTCAACGGTCTGCTGAAAGCGACCTGGGACTCCGGTGCGGTGGAAGCTCAGCAAGAATACGTCGGGCTTTGCGGTTCGGCGTTCAAGGCTCGCATCACCTCGTTGACCGCGTACGCGTCCGGCACCAACACCTACGCCACCAGCCGGCACTACAATGCCGACCTGAAGAGCAAAATCATTTGGTCTACGATCGACGAATTCCGCGGTGATTTCGGCAACGTGGCGTTGATCCCCAGTCGGTGGCTGTACCATCCGACCTTTGGCGGATCGACCGCGCTCAACAGCAATTCCTGCTTGGGATTGCGCATCGACAAATGGCAGATGGTCCCGTTGGAAATGAATTCCTACATGGACCTCCCCAACAACGGCGGCGGCGAACGCAAGCAGATTTCTTCTGTGTGGACGCTGCGGTGCCTCAATCCCAAGGCCAATTGGGTCGCGCGCATCGCGTCGTAATTGGCGGACATCATTTCAACCAACACTATGAAATTTCACAAATTTACCGCGGACGGTTCGCCCAGCGATGCGACGCACCGCGTCACGGTCACGTACGATGACCTCAACACAACGGCGGCGACGTCGTTGGTGTCGCAATTGCTGCCGCAAACTGCCGGCACCAATTTGCCTTTGGGAACCACCGTGGAAGTGACCCACATCAAAATCACCACGGCGTTTGTCGGCACCGCCATTTCGGCGCTGACCATCAAAGTGGGCGATGTCAGCGTGGACAACCGCTACGTCACGACGGCTGTGGGCGATCTGTTGACCGCCAACACCCGGGCCATCCCCCGATCGGTCACCACGCAGCCGTACGCGTTGACGGCGGCAGACACGGTCAAAGCCACGTTCACCGCGACCGGTGCCAACTTGACGGCGCTGACGGCCGGCCAGGTCGACATCTTCTTCAAAATCCTGCTGCCCCAAGATCTGGAGGCGTGGGCCTGAGTGAGTCACGGGCTGCCGCAACCTGTTGCGGCAGCCCTTCAAATTTGTTCCCAAACCATGTTTCCCGGTCTGCACGAATTCGAAGGAGCCACGGATCCGGAAGTCATTGCTTTGGTCAAAGACATCCTGCACCGGGAAGCAATTGCCGAAGCCGTGGCCACCGAGGCACGCATGGCGGAAATCGGCGCGTTCAATCGTGGCGATTGTTATGCCGTGCCGGGAATCGGCGAGACCAAATATCGGTTTGATCCCGGTCATTTTTTTATGACCGCGGCATTGCACGGGGTCAATCCCGCGGATCCCGATTTCAAACCGTGGTTGGCCAAAAGGGAACAGGGCGAATACGCCCGCGTGAAATCCAGAGGCACCAAAATCACCAGCGGGTTTACCGGCGCCACGGATTTCGAATACCGGGCACCTAAATTTCACAAGTCCTACGCGTGAGTGAGATGCCGGCGGGCAACGCGCACACGGTCTTTCGCAAGGCCGCCGCCTTGATGGGTCAACCGTGGTCGGCCGTGGACACGGACACCTTCGACATGATTGCCACCTCGTTTGGCAAGCATCTCCAGGTGTTGTGGGAAACCACGCAATGGCCCGAATTGATGCGCGTGGAGAAACGGCTGCGGATGAAACCGTGGCAGTACGGGACGGTGTATCCCACCAGCTCGACCGCGTTGCATTTTCCGTCCAACAAATGCTTTGTGGTCATCGATCCCGGCGGCGCTTTGGGAGCCGACGAACCCAGCATCAGCCCAAAATGGCTGGAGTTGAAACGGGATTTTGGCGCCAAAGATTGGAAAGCGGATCAGTCCTATCAATACGGGGATGTGGTCCGCTGGGGCCGCGGCAAGACTTACGCGTACACCGGTGCCAATGCATTGGTCGGTGTGGCTCCGGACGATGCTTCCCGATGGTTGCCCATCGACGTCCTGCAAGATTTTCCAATCAACGATGTGATGGGCCAGCTGGATGATCTGGGCAGCATCATGAAGGTGACGCCAGACGATCCGTTGGCGTACGATGTCCAGGGCGATCCGTTGGAACATTGGTTGACGCCCACGGGCGTTCGGGTGCAAGGGGATCCTGGCAGCGCGTGGTTTGTTTACCGGGCCAAGGTCCCGGCCATCATTGGCGGCGCTTGGGATGCCGCCGCCACCTATGCGCCGGGTGACCAGGTTTATTTCGAAGTCAATCGGGTGGGGAATTTCTACACGGCCACCGATTGGACGTTGGGAGACGCCCCGGACGGCAGTCAAAATGGCCCGGGTATTACAGGCCCACCCGGCGGCGGTGCCCCGCAAAATATCACGGGGAATGCGGCAACGGCAACCAAGTTGCAAACGCCGCGCGACATCAATGGCGTTACTTTTGACGGTTCGGCTGACATCACGGTGCCCGTGGATGTGGTCAGCAACGTGGCAACTGGAGTCCTTTTGGGTCGCGCGTCATCAGGTTCGGGCGATTCCGAAGAATTGTTGCCCGCCGCTGTGCGGGCGTTGTTGGAGTTGGGGACCGCCGCAACGCAACCTTCGACCGCGTTCGATGCGGCCGGAGCGGCGTCAACGGCGCAGGCGTACGCGATCCAGCGAGCCAACCATACCGGCACGCAATTGTTGGCGACCATCTCGGACGCGGGCAATGCGGCATCGCGCAACGTAGGAACCACGGCGGGCACGGTAGCGGCGGGCGATGATGCGCGACTGACCAACGCGCGGACACCAACCTCGCACGCGTCAACGCATGCGTCGGGGGGCACGGATCCGATCACGGTGGCCCAGAGTCAAGTGACCAGCCTGACCACCGACCTGGCGGCCAAGGCGCCCTTGGCGTCCCCGGCGTTGACTGG